TCATCCAGCAATTCAGCGTTTTTACGCCTCATTGATTCGAGTTCTGTTTTTAATTCGCTGGTGTCAACAGATTGCTCCACAGGAGCAGTTTGTTCTTCGGACATGAATTAGCCACAGGCTAAATTGCATCACCACTTTACTTTGTCTGCCCAATATGCGGCACTTGTTTTTCCTTTAGCGATATTCTTCGCATGACGCGCTTTAAAAGACGCACGCTTTGCCTTATCCGCCGCTGATTCACCCTTGCGCGGGCGCTTTGTTTTTGCGCCCTGCATACCAAAACGTATGAGCTTCGGGCTGCCTTTAACGCTGACCACAACGGCGTGTGATTTGCCGCTCGAATGATTCGGCGTCTTAATCGGCTTGTCGTAGCCAGCAAATGTATGGCCACCACGTTCGATGGTCATTTGCCTTTTGGTGCCGCCTTCAGTTGTGAGCGACGCTTCAAAACAGGGTTGCCCGTGCTTTCTGATTTGATCCGCACAATGGGATCAGCATCAGTGCCAACACGAGTAATTGTTCCGCCGCTTGGCCCCTTGACTGATGCACGCTTGCCACCGCTGCCAGTGACAACACCAAAAGTCCGCTTGCCCTGGTAAACCCAGCTAACGCGAGAACCCTTTTTCACTTTTTCTTGCCTCCTTTCTTTTTCTTAGCAGGCTTCTGTGGCTTCTTTGGCCCGGAGTAGCTAGGCATCAGGATTCCTCCTTAGTTGCTGTTTTCTTGGCTACAGCTTTTTTGGCTGCAGGCTTGGCTTTCTTCCCTTCGCCCGAAAGCGTGAGTTGAAATTTGCTATGAAGCTTTGCCACTTGGAGCAATGCGTTTGAGCTGATCCAAGGTTAACTCCGACCCGTCTTGACTGACAAATTTTCTTATTGCATCGGTTGGCCCATACTTTCGCGCCAAACGGTTGAAGTACGGAACCTTTTCAGCCCCAAGGATATTGGCCTTTTCTTCCTTGCTTTGCTTGTTCAGCCATTCGCCATAGGTCGTGCTTTCAGGCACTAAACCACCGGCACTAGATCTGGTGTCTTCAGGTGGGGGCTCAATGCCCAAGCCTTTGTAATCAACAATCGGCACAGTCGCAGAACGACAATTGAAATGCTGCGGCGGTATCGGCCCTTTGCCGTATTCGTGAACCGTGCCATCCAAAGCCCGACAAATCGGTGATGTCCTGCCATCAAGCGTGGCCACGTATTTGTATTTCTTGGTCACCTCTTGATTGGCCTCAAAGACTTTCTGGCTTGCAGCGTTCGCGACTTGGTTGATGCTTGTGCGTACAAGAGTTCTAATCTGTTGGTCTGCAGGAATCGTGGCTTGACCACCTGCCGCAATGATTTGATTGATGCTGCCTGGCTGGCCCTGTTGTAAACGTCCTTTCAACCGTTTCACAATCGATTCAGTTGTCTCGCCCTGCAGCAGTCCATTCCTGACTGACATGCCAAACAATGCTGTTTGCCGCTCCCCTAAATCTTGAAACGCTTTCTGCAAGATCTGACCATTCGGCAACGTCAAAGTGACACCATCGGCGATCGTGACCGTGACCGCTCTTGTTGCCCCAGTCACAGCAGCCTGAAGATCATCACTTAACGAGACCACGCCAATCTGCGTCGGGTCAGTCGTTACGACAGCCTCAGCAAAGCCAGGGGAGATGCGCACTGAGTTGACTTTTGGCTTTAACTCAGGCGGCAAGACTTTGCGCAATTGATCTTCAACAAAGCCAGCCTCGACACCTGCAAGTTCTTCAAGCTCACCAATTGACAGCGATGTGCTTTGCCCTGCCCATTGATTAATGCTGGTTTTTAGTTGCGCGAGAATGGACCTAAGCCGTGCAGCCTTGCCAGGTGCAGGCAACCCATCAAGCCCACGAAGCTGGTCAATAGCGTCCAAAACAAGATCGTTGTATGAGTTGATAATTCGTTTGGATACACCATTCCCGTACCGATTGAGGTTTATTGCGTTGTTATAAAACTCTGCCGGTGTGCTCATTTTTCATAGATGCCAAGGGCTTCAGCTTCTTCAATGCAAACAACAGACGCATCAGCGCCAAGCTTCAGAGCGTTATCCAAGATTGACGTAAATTCCGCCACGACATCTTTGTCATAAGTCGCAATAGTGCTTTCGGTTACGGCGCAAACTTTGCCGTCCAGATACCACGTCAGTCTGATGACTGCGAAATACTGATTTGCAAGCCTGTCATGCGAGTAAAAAAAATCACGACTTGATGGTTGTTCAGGCTTTGGCCTGCGCAAATTATCAAGCCAATCCATTGTCTACCTCCGGTTCTCCTTCAGGCATTGTGACTTCCTGCTCAGGAACTGGCTGCGGTGTTTCAAGTAATCCGCCAGCCTGTGTTGCTTCAAGTTCGGCTTCAACATCAAAATCATCGCCGAGCACTTCGCCCGCCTCTAGCTGCAACAGCAATGTTTCCTGTGTCACCGTGCCAGCGGTGTAAAGCTGCAACAACGCTTGAATCTCCTGTGGCTCAAGTCTTGCACCCATAAAATCACGGTTGACGAGGCTGCTGCCAGCTTGTGATTCCTGCAGGTAATCAGCATGGAAGCGCAAACAGTTGTCAATCATGTCTTGCATTTGCTGCGCGACAACCATCATTGTGCTGTCACCTTGACTGCGATCAATGCGCTTTGACTCGGCAGTTTCTGCACTGAGTTTTGCACCCATCACAGCAGCTAGTCCAAGCTCATTTATCTGTAATGCAATCTGATCCAGCCTGCGAAACTGCGCGTCATAGCTGTTGCCAGCCGGTTCTATGTATTGGGCCGAACTTCCTTCCGGAAGGCTGAGCGCCTCTCCTGGGCCTGCGCTGATTTCTTCTGCTGCTGCAGGAAAGCCAAACAACGCAAGCATCGGCACTGCACTGATGTGCAATTGATTTCCAAGGTCAGATTGCACTTGATAGTGCTGCAGGTTCAGCTCAGCAATATCAGCCAAAGGTGGGAACGATTCCAAAACGCCAACGCGGTTGGAATAGGCAACGCTGAACGGGATTTCGCTCAGGCTTGTTGTGCCTTCATCAACAACACGGAAGTCACCCTTTTGATCTTTTTGAAAGATCTCAAATGCGCCAGGGGTAAGAACACGCACCTGCTCGACTTGCTTCTCCCCGTACAAACCATCTGGAACAATCACTTTTTCAAATAATCGAAGCTGCGTCAGCTTTTGTTGCCCATCGGCCATTTCAGTGCGCCAGCCAAGAATGTCTCTTGGCGTATAGGTCACATAGTAAGGGCGGCCATTTTCACCAGTTGTAGGCGCATCAACAAGAACGCCGACATGCCCGTAGCGGATGCAAATGCGCGACGTGTTGTAAAGCCATGTCTGCAGATCATTCCCCTGCAAATCAACGTCGAACAATTGTTCTCGGATTTGATCAGAAACGTCGTCAAGCCTGACCGGCTTACGCGTCAACATGCCAGCCAACATGCGCTCAAGCCTGACGTAATAAGGCGCTAAAACAGAACGCTGCAGTCTGTTGTCATAAGCCTCGTCTAATTCTCTTGGCTCTTGCGGTAAAAACTTGCGATGGCCTTTTCTGATTTTGTATGTGCCGCCAAGCAAATGTTCAATCAATCCCCAATGCGGTTCTTGATTAACCCAAGCCGTACTGGGGTCGTTCACCTGAGTGACGTTGCCAACACGTTGGCGACCACCAGAAAAGCCTGAATACACAGTTAAATCCCGCCCGATGCCGTCAGTTTAGTAAAGCCTGATGCCAGTGCCTCGGCCAGCGCGAGCATGAATCATGCTGAAATCGCGGTAGACAAGATAACCAAGAGCGTCATTCATGTGATCATAACCCGCATCTTTATCGGGATCACCGGCCTCGGTGTAGCTCTGCAGCTCTAAACATTCAATTGTTCTTTTGCAATTTGCGGCGACCTGCAATCTGACTTCGCCCTTCCCATTTTCCAACAGAGCTTGTACAGAAGCCACCCTATCGCGAACGGGAGGGTTGGCCTTTGGTGATTGATTGCTGAAGCCATAGGACTCAAGGATCTGGATGTCAGTGCGCGAGGCGTTCGTGCTTCTATTTCCGCCAGATGCGTCAGGGTAGGCGTAAACCTGGCGTCCATCAGCGCGGCGTTGTATTTCTTGGGCCATGGCGTCGGTGTCATGCGCACCGCTGATCTCGTCGATCAGGAGAAGGTTGTTCCCAAGACGAACACCGATGACTGCTGACATGTTCCCGATATTGAAGTCAACGCCGACGCGAAGGGGCTCGTTGCTGACATCAGGAATATCGGTGATTACATGTTTGGCGCGATCAAAACGGTCATAAACCTGACCTGTTGTCAGGTTCGTAAATTCTCCAAGCAAATACGCCTTTAACAGGCTGGGATCGTAGTTTGCTTCGAGACGTTCAATGAAGTCTTTTGGGAGGTGGGGATTATCCACCGATCGCATTTTAATCAGTTTCCGATCAGGGCGCTGTTGTGCTTCCTCTGTGCCAAACGTGTTCCACATCCAACGAAAGCCCTCAGGCGTTGATGCAGCGGCGAACTGTCGCACGTTGCCAGCACGAAGGCGACCAAGGATTTTGGGAAATGCTTTCTCTGCAATTGATGGCGTGACTGTATCGATTTCGTCGGCAAGCACCCAGGCAAGGTTCAAGCCAATGATGCGTGACCAATTCTCAAAACTGCGGCACAAGATTTTGCTATCACCACCGGGCAAATGCAAAACATATTCTGGGAGTGGACTTGCTCTAAACGTGTAAGGGATTTCGTAAGCCTCAAGAAATTCCTCGAAATCATTCATCCATATATCGCGGATCAAAGGCCCAGTAGGCTCCATCACGCAACCCATAAAGCCTTGATTTAACACTGCAAGTACGACAGCCTTTGCGGCTAACGATCGGGTTTTGCCAGCCCCATACCCAGCAGACAGGCCGATGATTTCTGTCGTTTGATCCTCCACAAAAGCAAGCTGGCCTGGGTGCAAGTCGGCCTTGATCTGTGTGACTAAGGATTGAACGTCTAGCTCTGAATTACTTTCGCCAATTCGGTGCAGGATTGATCCGCTTTCAATGTGGCTAAGAAACGTCACTGAAGCACTTGCGCGATCTGCGCTGCAGTCTTGATGCAACCCAGTGCAGCGTTGAGATTATTGGTCTTGCGGGCCTCTTTTTGCAGCGTGGCAAGCTGAGCAAGAATTTCTGCAGTAAAAGTCAGCCGATCAGTTTCCCAATCAGCACGGATAAGATCCCGCGCCTTGGCGATGTAGGTATCCGTTTGCCGTTCAGCAATTTCCCATTCTTTCGCGCAATACTGCACGATCTCAGAGCGGACAGCGCCGTTCGCCAAAAGGCGAGCGATGCGGTTAACGCGCATATCAATTTCAATCTTTGTGGACTTGTTTGCCATCAGCCTTTTAACTCCTCCTGTTCAAAGTGTGCCGCAGATGGTTCGCAGATGGCGGTGTTACCGGTGAAGTCTTCCCAGCGTTTGACGATTACGTCGCAATAAATGGGGTCAATTTCCATCAGGCGAGCGTGGCGTCTGGTTTTTTCGCAGGCGATGAGGGTAGAGCCTGAACCACCGTAAAGATCAGCAACCATGTCACCAGCGTTGCCCCAACGTTCAAAAAACCACTCAGCCAAAGCTGTTGGTTTTTGCGTCGGGTGCGATCGGCACTTGTCGTGTTCCTGCTCTACACCAAAAACGCCTGCCCATTTTATGCGTGCAATGTCACGTTTATGCTTGTTTTTTGACCAGCACAACTCAAAGCAAGAGCCGTACATTTTGTCTGTTGATTCTTCCAACCTTTTGTCCCATACAACCCAGCTTCCATCATTTTTGTGAGGAAGCAATTCTGCGTAGTAATCAGCACCCCATAAGAAAACCTCTTGGCAATCAGGGAAGCAAGCAAAGACGGTGTTGATGAGTTCTGGTGTGAAGTCGTCATGATCGCCAATAACTTGCTTGTACTTGTTGCCGCCACCTAAAGACTTGCGTTCATTCATTTCAGGATCACACTTAGCAGAGCTGAAATCAGCGTTTAGGTGCATCCCGTAAGGCGGGTCAGTGAAGACCATGTCAGCCTTCTTGCCATCCATCAGGCGTTCGACGTGTTGCGGGTTGGTGGAGTCACCGCAGAGCAGGCGATGGTTGCCGAGAATCCACAGGTCGCCTGGTTTGGTGGCGGGGTCTTCTGGTGCTTCTGGTACGTCATCAGGATCTGTGTTGCCCTCTTCAGGATCAAGCTCGGTGACGTTGAGAATTTCGTTCAGGTCGTCCTGA